ACCTATTTTGCGCTGTTTCAACCACTTACCCTTCTAGTAACGCTTGTATCCAAACCGCTACGATGTCGTTAGAGCCGCCAGTTTAGACCGCAGAAATAGAAAAACCCCATAAGGTTGCTCTAAGTTAGAACCGTTTTAGGAAGCACTCCACGAACTTTCCAAAACGCTCAAAGCAACCCTATAGGGTCTTTTGTAGAGTTATAACTAAACAGGTTCTAATCTGCCCTATCAGTATAACAAAAAATTGCCCTATTGCAACTCAGGCCAAATAACTTGGTAGGATTGCGGAAACAGGTCTTTTCGGGTAACTAATCCGTGTGATTCCTTTTCGATTTGGGCAGCCATCATAACTAGCTTGCCCGCAGGTATCCCCTCTCGTTTCCACTTGTGTACGGCTTGTACCGACACATCCATTTGTTTGCTGACTTTAATTGCACCGCCCAACAAGTCAATTATTTGGGCATCGACCATTTTTACTTTCATTACAAAAGTTTAACAATAAGTGGCTATTTTTACAACACATATTGCAAACCATTAAAAAAAGGTTTATATTGGAATTACCTGACCACTCAGGCTAACTTATGGAGATGACTATGGATGACTTGCAGGAATTACACAACGATATGATGGCTGAACAAGAACGCTTGGAAATTGCATTAGATAAGGCAGAAGATGGCGATATGTTGACATTGGCAGAAATTGACCTGATTAGGTTTCATTGTGGCTTACCCAATAAGCGTAGGGTAAACCCCGTTTTGACTGCTATTGTGGATGATTTTTCTAATATTTTTGGGGGAAAGAAATGATTGTGACAGGTTCTACTACACAGAAAAAAGAGTTCAAAATTGCACCAGTTGGGTCGCATTTGGCTCGTTTATACCGAATTATTGACTTAGGTACTCAAACATCCGAGTACATGGGTCAAACCAAAATGCTACGCAAAGTTAAGTTTTTTTGGGAATTGCACGGTGATGACCTAAAAACCGATGATGGCAAGCCCTTAATCCAAACACGCAACTACACGCTTTCGCTAGGCGATAAGGCTTCGTTACGGAAGGACTTGGAGAGCTGGCGTGGCAAATCATTTACCGATGATGAGTTGCGTGGCTTTGACATTAGTAAGCTCTTAGATAAATGGTGCATGGTTACCGTACAGCATAGAACCGCCAATAACGGCAATGTCTATGCAGATGCCGTAGCGATTACGCCAGTACCCGCAATCGTACAAAAGGCGGGTGTGCCACAAGGCGTAAACCCATGCGTAATCTTTGATTTGCAAAGATTTGACCAAGAAGTGTTTGACAGCTTATCGCAAGGTTTAAAAGACCAAATCATGCAGTCGGCTGAAATGCGTAACAAAAAAGATGTAAACAAGATGTTGCAGGAAGCATCCATAGTGGATGATGAAGATTTATCAGTTCCATTTTAGGGGGTAACCTTAAAGGAGAAAGCCATGAACCACCTGATTAAAGACTTTATCGACCAAAAATATACGGTCAAAACCTTTCAAGAGCGGGGCTATGATGAAGAAGTACCCATCATTGGATTTTGCCCTGATGACCTTGAAACAGTCATTAAAACGGTGGTTCAGGCTTGTGCTGACCGAGTTAATAACTCAGAAGATAGAAAAGCCGTATTATCGTTAATGTAATGTTTATTAGGGGGAATTATGTTAGTGAAAGATGTAGCCGCAGAATCGGGCCATTGGTATAAACCAAATGGCGAGCCAGCCTATGTCATACAAGGGGCTAATGGCAAAATCCGCAATACAACGGTGCGAGATGCCCGTAAAGAAGGTTTTTTTCCAAGCGTCACCACAATCATTGCGTGTGCAGCAAAACCCGCACTTGATGTATGGAAACAACAGCAAGCCATACTCGCTGCACTTACATTACCTCGCTTAGAGGGTGAATCTGAGGAAGATTGGCTAAGTCGGGTCGTTGCTGACAGCAAAGAAACCGCCAAACAAGCTGCCGAGCGTGGCACACAGATACACGGGGTCATAGAAGCGTTTTACGAGGGCGTTTACCTACCTGAGCTACCTGCGTATGTTCGAGTGGTAGAAAAGGCTATAAACGAGCATTTTGGGCAACAGCTATGGCTTGCAGAAAAGTCCTTTGCTCACGGTGGCTATGGCGGTAAATGCGACTTAATTAGCCGACCACACGCCCACCCAAAGTCTGACGGGTTTGTCATTGATTTTAAAACCACAGAAAAAGATGTGGATAAGCTAGATACCTATTTTGACCATCATATGCAACTGGCAGCCTACCGCATGGGCTTTGAAATGCCTAAAGCTCGGTGCGCCATTGTTTATGTCAATGCCTTACAAAATAAGGCTAAACTACTAGAGATACCTGAAGATGACCTGCGAATCGGGTGGGATTGCTTTAGCCATCTTTTGTCGTTTTACAGGGTTAAAAACCGCTTATAATGATTACGGGGTGGCGGCTATCCCCCAGCCACAATCTCCTTCACACCGAGGGCCACCCCACCTTCTACAGGGCGTTAAGCCGCCCAAAGAGGATGTGGCAAGTAACGAATTTTGCGGCTTTCTGCGTTACATGAAACAGTCCACCAAATCTTGCCCTGTCTTTTTATACAGCATAGGGTTTGTCCTAGTAAACTAAAGTTGATTTGGGTATATACTGACCATACTGTTTAACTAAAGGGGGATTTATGAAACAGTTTTTATTAGGTGTATTAGCAGGTCTAATCGCATTTGGCATACCTGCCATTGTTTATGTGTGGAGAACAGGGGGCATATCGTGAGCTTAATTGGTACTGTAACTCTAGGCGATACAGATATTGATGTGTATGGTACTGTTTGCCCTGCCGAAACCGATGTCGGCTTGATGTCTGATTACGCAGAGATTGAGGACTTAGAAATTGGTGGTGTTAGCGTGTATGAGATGTTAGCTAATAGCGACCTAATGCCTAAGATTGAAGAACGGATTAACGACCAACTGGGGGGCTAATGAACATACCTTACAAAACTAAATCAGGCGTACAAATTGGCAAATATTATCAAAAGCCAAGATATGTAGAAGAAGATTTGGATATGCTACGGTTACAGTCATATTTAATCTACGACCCTGCTAGGCTAAAGCGTCAATATTGGATTAATAAAATCTTAATTTGGATTGGCGTGTTTGTTTTAACTGTCGCACTCTTGCAAAGCTAATTTTCTAGCATCCTCAACCCGATTAAGCCAGCCTTTAATAAAGCGAACTTGGTCGGGTTTTCTTGCAACTATTCCTTGATAGAAGTCTGCCCTAGCGTCTGAGAACTTTGTAATAAGGTCTTTAGCGTTTGAAGCATTAATGACTGCCATAGTCTTAGGCCCGATAACTCCATCAGCCATGCATCCAATCGCCTGTTGTAGCGTCTTAACGCTTCGCCCTGTGCCAGCATTGACGGCAAAATCAAATACCACATAATCTAGCCCTTTCGGTAGGACTTCGCAATAACTGGGATTCCAGTATTTAATCTTGTACATGGGTGCGACCTTTTCGGGGGTCAAGGCTCGCATATCGGCTTCGGATACAGGATGCCCTACAAATTCTTCCCAAACTCGTTGGGTGACCCCTAGATTCGTTCTACCGCCAGCGTCAAGGGGGTCATTCACATAACCGCCTTCGTGCTTTAGGATGCGTTTTAAGCACTCCTCAAATCTCATTTTTTAAGGTTTGCCATAATACGGCTACCAAACAGAAAGCCAAACGCTATGTTGGCAGCTTCTAAGCCAATACGCTGTACAAATGGGTCAACTGGTAAGAATAGGGTAGACAGTCCTACAACAATGACGGTCAACGCCCCAATATAACGGCTAGAAGCTCTTAAATCTATAACCCATTGGCTAGGTTGTCCGTATGGGTTATCAAGCTTTGCAAGGGCTTCTAAACGAGAGATTTCGCTGTTATCAAGCTGAATCTGCTCTGCAATGGTGGTAGGGCGAACTCCACCGTTAAAACGCCCTATAAGCTGTTTTATCCCCTCTACACCGACTGGTACTAACGCACCAATAATCGTTTCTAAAATCATTTCTTAAATACCAAATCTGCCATCCAAGTGACAAACCCACCGAATACGGATGCTGCACCCATAATCGCCCAAAGACTTCCCTTAGACCGTTCTGCCATAGCAACGAGCTTTTTAATGTCAGCTTCCATGGTGTCAACCTTCTTTTCCATGGTTTCAAATTGAGCCACTAACTTACCGTATTTGTAAGGGTCAAGGAAGTCGTCAGCCATATCATGCTTTCTTTCGTACAGTCTTGGTTGGCGCTTTTTTGACGGCAGGTTTGCGTCTTACAGTCTTTTTAGGCTTTTCTTCCCATGTAGCAAAGACATCAGCCCAATACACCTTTTTGGTGTAGCCCATCTTATCGAATAACCAGTCAATCATAAACATTAGAATGTACCCCCGTTAATGTCGTAAGTACCTGCTTGTAAGAAGTTATAAGTTGCTGCGTCTTGTAAGCCTACAGGGTCGGTCACCGAAATAATACGGTTATTAGCCATATTGAGGTTACCTGTTGCTGGAGTTTGTCCGTCAGCAGCCAATGAGCCAGTAAGGGCGGAAGCAACATCATTCATTGTGTTGTTTGCCCAACTAGCGGTAATGGTTGTACCCGCAACTACTGGATTACCAGCAGGTAGATTATATACTCCTGAGCCGTTTCTACTCTTTTATTGCTCCTTGAATACCTTGTGTAGTCAACATACGAGCCATGTTTCGTAGCTCTGCGTCTGTTAATTTTGGAATATTTCGTGTTGCTCTGCCTAGACCATAAGCACCCATACCAACTAAGCGTGGGCTTGTTAATGGTAGTGCGGCTAATGCGGCAGGGTTTACAGTTAATGCACCACCAGCACCAATACCTAAAGCAGCGCCTTGTCCTGCCAATCCTCTTGGGGTAAATGAGCTAAGTGCTTGACCTGCAAGTGCTGGCATCAAATCTTGACCGCCTTGCTGTTGTAAAGCACGGGCTAATTCCATACGATAACCATAGTTTGTATTGGCGTTATTGCGGGTCAAAGACTGTAACTTACGAATAGCGGTGTCGGCTGCACTTCTGTTACCTAAAGACAGCGCTTTTTCAATCTCACGCTCAAGACTTAATGATTCTTCATACGCTTTCATTGTTTTAGCGTAGTTTTTGTCTTGGCTAACAATAGTATCTTTAACAGTATTGCGAACCGCACTAACCACCCGTTGTACTTGCTTTTGCATTGGGCTATCAGGATACAGGGCATCTAAACGCTGTTTAAGTGCGTCTAATCCTTCGGCAGTATGCAAAGATGGGTCTTTTTGCCATGTCTTTACAACATCTTGCAATTCTTCAACTTTGCGTAGTTCGTCTGAACCAATCTTAAACTGTGAACCTGTAGGTGTTTTAACTTTAAGAGTTTCTACAACTTCATCTAGTTTGCCTGTAATTGGTGAAAAATCTAGCTTTGCCTGATTTTGCATGATAGGCTGAATGTTTTGACCATACGCCTGACTTCTTGCTGAACGCATAGAAGCTAACGCATCTTTAGCTTGGTCTAGTACATCCATGCTGGATACATCGCCACGAATATTTTGCAAGAACGCTTGGTTGCCTTCACGCCCTGCTCGTAATGCTTGTGATATAGCTTCTTCACCTGCGCCTGTAGTAAGACCTAAACCTCTACGAATAGCGCCACCAGCCGCTTGTATGCCACGACCAACCACAGGTATGGCAGCACCAATAGCACCGCCTGTGGCTACATTTTGTGCGGCTTGTTGATACATTTCAGGGCCAGTTGCGCCTGTTTCTACAGGTTGCATTGCTCCGCTAATAGCACCTACGCCAGCACCTTGAGCGTATGGATTAGCACGAGCAAAGCTAGGAATCATTCCTACGCCTTTTGCTACACCTGCGGCAGGCAATACAGCACCACCAATACGACCGCCAATATATGAGGCAGGATTGGCTTGTTCATAAGCTTCTGATTCTTGAGCTAAACGCTTAACTGCTTCGCTAACGCCACCACGCCCACCTGTAACGCCTTGGGCTACAGCCATAACTGGGTCAACAACAGAGCGAGTAACGCCTGCTGCAAAAGATTCTAATGGTCTAGGTGTTGGCTGTACATTTAAACGCACACCACGCACAGGTCTGCCAACAGCAGCCCCGCCACCTGTTTCTGCTAACTCAGATTGGGTAGGTTGCGCTTGTGTAGGCTGTAAAGACATTAAACCTTCGTTAGAAAGTTTAGTTAAATCACCGCCTTTTAAAGCTAACAAATCGGCATCAGAAAGTTTGGATAAATCCATTACTTTAGTCCTCTGCGTTTTAATTCTGCATCAATAGCGGATTGGCTTGGCATACCTGTTGGCTTTTCCGCAGCTTTTGGTGTTGGGGTTACAGGTTGTGCGCCTAAACCAGCGCCACGCCCTGCTGCAATACCAATATCTCGTTCTGCTTGCTCTCTAGCAGCAGCTTTTTGAGCAATTTGGTCAGGTTTGTCACCAAATACAGGAAAGAAAGTTCTATTGTTTCTTTGAACTTCCTGCTCAGTTGCAGCAGCACCAGTCTTAAAGCGTAGATAGGCTTCTGACCATTGGTCTTGGGCTTGCTTGTATTGTTGAGCATTAACAGGTACGGCTGGGTTTGCAACACCGCCAGCCAATTTGACTGCGGTTTGACTAGCAAACGATGTAGGATTAAAGCCATTAGCTTCTAGTGTTTTAACTGCGTTGCTTGCACTAACCATTTGGCTTTGGAAAGCAGAAGCTTTACCTTGCGCTTCGGTTAAATCTTTACCACCTGCTTTGTTTGCTTTATCAAATTCAAACTTTTCTCTGTCAAGATTTAAGCGCTCTCTTTCAGCAGGGGTAATCTGCTGTTTGTAATCATTAAATGTGCCTTTAAAGCCTTGTGATTTAGCAAACTCAAAGTTTTGCATATCGGTAGTAGGTTTAGGTGCTTCAGGCAATGCTCTTTGTACTAATGTTGGCAAAAGTTCTTTACCAGCGCCATATTGGGATTGCAAAGCTAAACTCATAGCTCCTTGCACATCAGTAGGTAATTTTTCAATAATCGCTTGAGTTTCTGCCTGTTTACCTTTGCGTAATGCTTCAGCCAACTCTTGCATCGCCTTATCGCCTTTTTCTTGCAAGCGTGTACCTGCAAATAATTGAGCTAAAGGCGCTGCGTATTGGAAAAAGCTAGGTGCAACATAACGACCGCTTACCATTTGTCCTTGTGGCTGATTCATGCCTTGTTGCATTAACATTTGTGCCATTTGTTGCTGGCGATTTAATTGCTGTTGTTGTGCAAACAACTCAGGTGGTATAGCACCGATTCCAGTATTTGTAGGTAAAAATCCGTTAGCCATAATTAATCCATACCAGTAGTAGTTGTAGGTACTTTGCCTTGACCAAAACCGCCATAAACATTACCTGCGCCATAACGAATCATTGGTGCTATAGAAGATAAATATGAGCCTGTTTTGCCGCCTCTTAACATTTGTGCAAGCATCATAGGGTTCATTCCACCGCCACCTTGCTGACCAATTTGACCAGCTTGTTGGGTCAAAGCCATTGCTTGTTGCATTGCTGCGTTTTGCATAGCTTGTTGATTACCGATGTTTTGAAACATAGGTTGAATACCCGATACATTTTGTGGTCGGGTTAAGTCTTGCATAGGCATATATCTTGGCATCATGGTATTAGTCCGTAATCTACGACTTTGTAGCCGTCATCTAAGGTCTTAACTGCATATGGGAATACTTGTTCTACTTCGTCAGCCATGACACCTACATGAATTCCATGACCGCCAAATTCACGCTCTTTAAATTCGTCTTTGTATTCAAAGCTATACAAGGTTAAGCCGTTATTCATTACGCCAATAGCTTTTACATTTTCTTTGGTGCGTGGGTCAGAAAAAGCCATAATTCCTGCTGCACCCAATCCCATTAAACCTTGATTGAGGTTAGCTTGTGCGGCTTGTCCTGCGTTAAAGTCAGCTAATTGTGCGTTGTAGCCCATTTGTGATGCGCCTAGATAATCAGGGCCAGCAGTCACCGCTTGTTGGGCGGGATTGACAAACGATGGGCCTTGCACTTGAGCGCCACTACGAACTGCGTTAAGAGTATTAAGCGGTTCATTGCGTTGATAAGCCAACTCACCAAAGCCTTGTTGACGAGCTTGGTTAGCAAGGTTAGCACCAGTAAGCTGGTTAGCAAACTGTTGTTGTGCAATAGCATTGTTCGCTTGTTGTTGTGCAACTTGATTAGCGTACATTTGCTGAATCTGCTGATTGTTGTATCCCAACGCTGCCATTTGATTGGCAAAGTCTTGCTGTTGTGCTTGGTTAGTAAAGCCAAGGTTAGCTAACTGCGCTTGATTTTGACCCAATAGGGCTTGATTACCAAATTGACCAGCAGCCAACTCTTGACCAAACAGGTTTTGTTGGATACCTTGAGCTTGCAACTGCGCTTGAATACGGGCATCGTTTTGTTGCATTGCAAGGTCTTGTTTAGCACGAGTATAAGCTTCAGAACCAACTGGAATACCTTGGCTTGCAAGTCGTTGTTCTAATTGTTGTTCTTGGCGTTGCAGTTGTGGCTCAAGGCGGTTCATCAATAAACCGCTTGCTCTATCCCAACCACTCATTCCTACATTTTGTCCTAACGAGGTTTGTAAGCTAGGTGCGTTACCTGCTCGTAATTGAGCTTCAGCATCGCTCATTTGCCCTAATTGTGGGCCACTAGCAATTTGTTGCATTTGAGCTTGTTGTAAGCTACTTTGCAAAGCAGGTAAACCGCTTGTGCTAAATGGACTAGCCATCATTCCACGAACATAATCAAGACCA